AAGCCGTTAAATATGAAAAGCTTACAGCTTTATTAATAGAATCAATCAAAGAACAACAAGTACAGATAGAAAGGTTAGAGTTATTAATAAATAAATTAACAAAATAATGGCATTACCTTACTATCCTGCTCCCTTATCTATTTCTATGATTAGAAATGAATTAGGAGTTTCTAATTCTTCGCTTAGACAATTAAGTCAAATAGCTGGTAAATATGCACCCGATTATATGAGTGAGTTTTACGGTTATAGCCCTGGACCAACTTATACTTTTTATGATTATGGATATACTTTTGACCCGTGTGAAGGTAGTTATCAATTATATCAGGGAAGTGATGAGAATTGGTATAGGTCATTTGATGGTGGTGCTACTTATATACTTTGTACAGGTGATATATATTTTGGTTTCGGGTATTATGATTTGTGGATCGAGCAATTTGTTTACTTTGGATATCAGCTAGATTTTGGTCTTTCATTATCTTATTGGGGGGAAATTTATAGTTTCTGTGCACCTCCATGGGAATAACTTTAAATAATATAATAAACTAAAAATCATGAACATACAACCAATTGAATTTCCTTTAGGGTTAGGAACAGCTAACCAGTTAAGAGTTATTGTCAGTCAAGGCATAATATTCTATAATTTATCTGATACATCACAAACAACTGTAATACAGGATAGAACCTATCCATATAAAGTATTACACTCTGGTCAAATAGTATCAGATAATGAAGAAATTAATCAAGAACAAGCTAATAATTTAGTAATTAGTTTATTGGGAGTGGTAATAAATGAAATATAAACTAGTTGCCATCTTAATTAAGGCTATTCAAGAACAGCAATTCCAAATAAACGAATTACAATCAGTAATTAACTACGCAGTAACAGGAGTTAAAGACGGAAAAGATATGCAAGGGGTATATTATAGTAAAATAGTTACTGTACTTATCAAAAGCATACAAGAGTTAAAAGCAGAATTAGACATATTAAAAAACAAATAATATGATAAATTTTAAATGGAACGTTAATCCAATGGATTGCGTAATTGACGAAGACGGTTTAACAAATGTAGTTCAAACAGTACATTGGAGATTAATAGGAACAGACGAAAATAATGTTTCAAGTGATATTTACGGAGCGCAAAGTTTTCCAGCTCCTGAAGCAGAGGGATATATTCCTTTCGAAGAGTTAACCGAGGAAATTGTAGTTGGTTGGTTGGAATCAGTTTTAGACGTTCCGGCAATGGAAAAACAAATCGAAGATGCAATTTACTTAATTAACAATCCAGTTATGGTGCAATTAAATTTACCAACTCAATTTGACTGTACTGTATAAATAAAACAAAAATAATGGCAAAAGTAAAAAACGAATCTATTAAATTAGAGAAGAAAAAAATAAGTAGACCTGGAGTTCATGCTAAAACAAAAACGTCTAGCATTAAGGAATCAAAAAATTATAAGAAATCATATAAAGGCCAAGGAAGATAATGCGATATATTAATTACATCATAACGTCTATATTATTATTGTTTGTGCCTATATATGGTTTACTTGTGGCTGTAGGAGCTTCTATAATATTAGATACGTTCACTGGAATATTTAAAAGTGTTAAATTACACGGATGGGCAAGTATCAGAAGCAGAAAACTTTCAAACGTAATAAGTAAAATGGCTTTATACGAAATATGTATATTGTTCTTGTTTGTTATGGATAAATACGTATTAAACGAGTTTGTTAAACATGCATTTGGTTTTGATTTCATGTTTACCAAAGTCTGCGCAATCGTGTTAATATTTGTTGAGCTAGTATCTGTTAAAGAAAATATAGAGGAAACTTTTAGTATTGATATTTGGGCTTTATTGAAAAAAGCATTAAATAGAGCTAAAGAAACAAAAGACGATATAAACCAATTAACAAGCTAATGCAATTATCTAAAAATCTATCGCTTGCTGAAATGACTATCAGTAACGAAGCAAAAAGAAGAGGAATTACTAATGCCCCAACGGAAGAGCACTTAGCTAACATGAAGAGGCTAGCTGAGAACATATTCCAGCCCATTAGAGAACACTTTAAGTCTCCGATACGTATATCTTCAGGTTACAGAAGTTTGGCTCTTAATAAGGCTATAAAAGGCGCTGCAACAAGTCAGCACTGTTCAGGCGAAGCTATGGATATTGATATGGATGGAACAAGCATTACAAATGCCCAAATATTTAATTATATAAAAGATAATTTGGTATTTGATCAATTGATATGGGAGTTTGGTACAGATAAAAATCCAGACTGGGTTCACGTATCTTATGAGTCAACTGGTAAGCAAAGAAAACAAATACTTAAAGCAATCAGAAAAAATGGCAAAACGTCTTATATTAATTATTAGTTTATTACTATTAGTTTCTTGTGCCTCTAGAAAAGTCGATGTATCAAAAATAGCAATCGAAACAAAAGTCGATAGTTCTGTTGTTGTTAAAGTTGACGGCACTTATGTTAAAGAAGCAAACGTAGCTACAGTAGAAACTGAAGAAGAATTAGAATACAAACCAATCGATAGTTTAAAACCTATGGTTATTGATGGTAAGTCTTATACTAATACTATTATAAAGTCAAAGAAGAAAAAGACTGTTAAGATAGATAAAACCAAAGATATAGCTAAAGTCTCTTCTGTAAAAAAGTTAAATGTAAAAAGAGCAGAGTCTAAAAAAGTGTTTGTTAAGAAAGTCGACAAGAAAGCAAACTATTGGATGTATCTTTGGTTATTAGTACCAATAGCTATTATATGGCTATTAGAAAAGTATGGAAGCGTTATGTTTCCTTTTTTTAAAAATTTTAAATAGAATCTAATGAGTAGACTAAATAGTTTTGACGTAGCGGGACGTGTTGATAATACATCAATGCTTGTCGGTACAGAAGTGTACAAAAAAGTCGCTACTGTTAAAAATTATAAAATAAACGCTGTACGTAGATTTATGCTTGAAGGACTAGCTCCTGAAACAGGTGGTCTTTTAAAATATCATGAAATAAGCTATGAAGGAGATCAATATTCTACGCCGGCAGAGTTTGTTAATTCATTAAACCCTGACGTTGAGATATTTAGATACCATGTGCTAGTTGTAGCAATAAATGAAGACAAACACTTGTTCACAAGGCAAGGTGTTACAATAGGTAATAATAGCGAAGCGGTAGAAGATGAAGACTTCATAGCTCTATCGGGAATAACAGCTACTACAATAAGAAACTTAGTTTTGGATCTTGAATCAAGAGTCAACGCATCAATTGCCGAGTTAGCTGATGAAGTTGATACTAAGTTATCTATGGAAACAACTTCTACAAATGCAAATGTTTCCGTACTTACCAGCGCATTATCAGATGAAACATCAGCAAGGTCATCATTAGGAATAGCCTTAAATGCTAAAATAGATAATGAGTCTACCGCTAGAACTGCTGCGGTTAACAGTGTATATACTGCTTTAGCAAATGAAACAGAAGCAAGAGCAGAATTAGAAACACAGTTAGTAGCATCAATAGAGAATGAAACAACTTTAAGAGAAGCTGCAATAACATCAGTTCAAACAGCATTAGTTACAGAAGCTGAATCAAGAGCTGAATTAGCCACAGGACTTAGCGCATCAATATCAGATGAAACTACAGCTCGCGAAGCTGCAATAACATCAGTACAAACGGCTATAACAAACGAGTCAACATCTAGAGCTCAATTAGCTACATCATTAAATGCAGCAATAACAACCGAATCTACTAATAGACAAGCAGCCGTTAATACCTTACAGCAAGCAGATGTTACCGAAGCTCAGACTAGGGCTGCTTTAGGCACTACGTTAACCGCGGCAATTGGAACAGAGACAACAAATAGACAAGCCGCTGTAACAACATTAAACACAGCAATCGCTAACGAGTCGACCGCTAGAGCCACACTAGGAACAACATTAACAGCAGCTATAAACGCAGAAGCAACCACAAGAGCCTCAGCAATAACAACGTTACAAGAGGTAGATACAACTGAAGCGGCCACAAGAGCAGCGTTAGGCACGGCTTTGACTGCTGCAATAGCTACTGAAGCAACAAATAGACAAGCTGCTGTTAATACGTTGAATACAGCAATAGCGAATGAATCTACAGCCAGAGCTACGTTAGGTACAACGCTTACTGCAGCAATAAATACAGAAGCTACTAATCGTGGAGCTGCAATTACAACACTTAATACTGCAATAACGGACGAAGCATCAACTAGAGCATCGGCTATTACAACATTAGGTACAACAGTAACAAATAATTATAATACGTTATCGGGTAGTATAACAACTGAAGCAAATACAAGAACAAATGCTTTGCAAACAGTAAATAATACTATAAATACACTTACGTCAACTGTAAATGGACAAACAGCCTCAATTACAGCTGCTCAAAACACAATAGCTAGTGTAGATGGAAAGTTAAGTGCTAGTTATGGTTTGTCTGTTGATGCTAATGGTAGAATTGCTTCTATGAAGTTATTATCAAATGGTACATCATCATCAGTTGCATTTACAGCTGATTCATTTAAAGTATTTAATGGTACATCAAATGTATCGCCATTTACTGTTGAAAACGGACAAGTCAAGATGACAGGCGTTACAACTGCTGACACATTAATTACACCTGGAAGCGGGCCAGCATATCCATCAGCAACTTGGAATGGTTTATCTATTAATAATGGTAACGACAATGCACTAAGGTTTAGACATGCAAATGGTCAGATTGGAATTGAAATAGGTATTATAGCCGGTCAGCTGGTTTTGAATTGGTATAATGACCAAGGTGTGCTTATATGGAGGGGTGGTGATTCCGGGATTAGATATGTTAATAATGTGCCTGCTTCTTTCACTAGTTATTCTATTGGATTAATATCGTCAAGTGTAAGTCAATATCCATCACAATCAGAGCAGGCTGAACTAGAGTACACGGCTGATCAACAATTAGCTATATCAAGCGGGACAGGTGAACAGCAATTAGGAATAACAGGGCCAGATAGCAACGCTACATTTCCGTTAAACCACCAAGTAAAATATAATTATACAGCTGGAGTAAATCCGGAAAGTTCTGCAAATGAAATATATGAAGGTTTCCATAATGACCAAAGTACTTCGTCTCCATTCATTACAAACGGATGGTGGGCATATTACATAAATGGACCTGCTAATAGTGTGTTTATGGAAGATGGAAATGGAGTACGTTATTTGTCTTTAGTATATTTCAATAGCGGAAAACCAACAAACTATATACAGATTCCTAATACGAGACTTTCGTCAGGCCAGAATTAAAAAAACGTTTTACCACGTAATAATATAAGTAATAAATTTAATTTAATCAAATCAATTATGACAGATGCAATTGTAAAGAACCTTAGCTTTGGCGAAGAAGCTAGACTTAAGGTTTTTGAAGGCATAACCAAATTGACTTCTGCTGTAAGTTCAACACTTGGAGCAAGTGGTAAATGTGTTATGCTAGAGGATAATCAAGGTAAACCAATTATAACAAAAGACGGTGTTTCTGTAGCCGATAGTATTATACTATTAGATCCTATTGAAAATATGGGAGCTACGCTATTGAAAGAAGCTGCTAGAAAAACAGTTAAAGAAGCAGGAGACGGAACAACTACTGCAACTGTATTAGCTCATTCTATATTAGAGCAAGCTTACTCAGTTAAACCACCTGCAAACCAAAGAAAATTAAAAGACGGTATTGATAGAGCAACTGATAAAGTAGTTAAATACTTAGAATCAATTGCAATACCTGTTTCAGGTGATATGATTGATCACGTTGCCACTATTTCAACAAACAACGATAAAGAGCTTGGTAAGATTATTGCCGATGCGTTTAGAGCTGTTGGAGAAACTGGAGTTGTAATGATGGAGACTACCGGAGGTACTGATACTGAGATTGAAATAATTGATGGTGTACAATATGATAAAGGATTAGTTAATTCACACTTTGTTAATAATAAAAACAAAAGAGAAGCTGTATTAGAAAATCCATTAGTATTAATTGTAGAATCACCAATTGAAACAATTAGACAAATACAATCAGTATTAGAATACACAATAAAATCAAACAGAGCATTGCTTATTATTGCAGACGTAGAACAAAGTGTTTTATCTGTATTAGCAATGAACAGAGTTAAAGGTAATATGAAGGTGAATGTAATTAATGCACCAACATACGGAGTTAACAAAAAAGATATGTTATCTGATTTATCTTTGCTTACTGGAGCTACAGTTATTAACGAAGACTTAGGCGATGATATGGATTTAATATCTGTTGAACATTTAGGTTCTTGTATTAAAAGCGTGACTACTGATTCAGATACGATATTACAGGTTGGCGAATTGTCAGAAGACATTCTACAGCTTATAGAAGATATTAAAAATCAAATTGACAATACAAAAGCACCGGGAGAAGTTATTAGGCTTGAAAGAAGACTAGCTAGATTATCCGCAAAAGTTGCTATTGTAAAAGTAGGAGCTAATTCTGAATTAGAACTTAAAGAAAAAGCGGATAGAGTTGAAGATGCTATTTGTGCAACTAAAGCAGCTATCAAAGAAGGTATTGTACCTGGAGGAGGTATCGCTTTATTGAATGCTTCTAATATTTTAAAAGATACAATCGAATCAAACGAGGAACTTGTATTATTAGACGCGATTAGAGCACCGTTTCTGACAATATTATCTAACGCGGGTATTGATGAGTTCCCAACCGATTTTAACATGTTTAAAGAAGGATATGGACTTAATGTAATTTCAGGAGATGTTGTTAATATGATTGAAACTGGAATTATTGATCCATTATTGGTTACGAAAAGTGCTTTAAAGAATGCATCGTCAGTGGCTACTACTATATTATCGACAGATTGTGTAATCAATAATCTTAGAATCGATGGTAGCAATAGGTAGAGTGATCATAATCGAACCTGATAAAGAGGTTGCAGAAAAAACAAAAGGTGGTATTTTACTACTTGAAAAAGATAAAGAAAACATCCGTTATAGAAACGCTACAGTAATCTCTGTTGGAGATGAAATAGATTCAAAAGTTCTTAGTCCTGGAATGCGTATCAAATATGATAAGCACGCTGGGCACGGTGTAGAAATAAATAAAGTTGATTACAAAGTTATACGTAAAGAAGATATAATCGGAGTTCTATGAGACGTTTAGAAGCAAAAGATATAAAAGATATTGGATTGCTTAAACATTATAGAGTTATACGTAGATGGGCTTGCCGTAATAACAACTTAACAGATTCAGACTTAGAATTATTAATATTCTTTGATTGTTTGGATCTATTTACCAAGCAGGATTATATGATGGGTACATATGCTTATAGCTGGGATAGTAAGCGCTGGAACAATTTGTTAAAAGAGGGTTGGATAACTGTATGGAGAGAAAGAAACAGGACAACACAAAAATACAACATATATAAAGTTTCCTTTAAGTGCAAACAGCTAATAAATAAAATGTACCGTATAATGCTCGGTGAAGAAGATATTCCTACTAGTGAAAGAAGGAATACTATAATGAGAGGCAAGACGTACTCAGATACGGTATTGCAAAAAGCAATAGATAACGTTAACAAAGACAATAGAAAAACATGATGAACAACGCTCAAATTGATCCAGCTTTTAGCCAAGATCTTAACGCGCAACCGCCGGTACAAACATTTAATCCTGGTATTAAACCATCAGGTGCTCCTGTTAACTTTAATCCAGCTACACAAAATACTATGACAAATATGTTTGGTACACCGGTAGCAGGGTCATTTGATAGAATGCTTAATGTACCGCAACAACCTCAAGTAGGAATTGCAACACCGACAACTTATAATCAACAAACTTATTAATTATGAAATTTAACCAGAACGAAACTACTCCTTCTGTACCAAGTTCTAAAGTAGCTGGCGTTGGAGGTCAAACTTTACTTGACGGACCACTTGAATTAAACGATTTCCCAAAAGAAAAGGGAAGTAGTTCAGGTAAAAACGGAATGAAACTAAAACTTATGTGCCCAGAATACGATCCTAGGCCAATTACTAATAGAGCAAAAAGTAAATAAGATGGCAAAGAAAGTAATCGAGAAAGCTACAGGAGAAAAGTATGCTTCTAAATCAGCAATGGCTAAGCACGAAAAAGGTGAATCTAAAGCTACGCAAAAAAAAGAATCTGTAAAAGGTAAGTCTATAATCAAAAAGAAAAAATAAGATGGCATATAAACAAAAACCTGGTAGAGGAGACGGTCCTAAAACAGGCGCTGGTGTAGAATCAATTACTAGTTCTATTCAAGGAACAAACCCATTCAGCGAAGCAGTAGCAAAATCTAAAACTGGATTTGGTAAAATTACAGCTCCAAAAGTGGGAGCTACTGTTAAAGACGAGATGGCTTACAAAAATGCTTCTTTTGAAGATAGAGCAAGTTTTGATAGAGCTTCAAAATCAAACAGTTTGGTAGGTGGTACATTGAAAGATGCTCAAGCATCGTATTCTTTTGGAAAAGGAAGCGCTAAAGCATCTGAAAGTTCAGCTGAAGCAATGACGCTTAAGCAAAACGAAAACCAATTACCAGGAGGTAAAGGTTTTAAAGGAGCTACAAGCTTTGGTTCTATTATGCCAAATATGAAGCCTGATTCACCCGACGGAACAGTTAAAGAATATAGAAAATCGGCAATACCAAGTTTTAAAATGGGTGTTAGCTATAATTCATCTAACAAGTCACCGGGTAATTTAGGCAAGCTAGAAACGTTAGCTACTAAAGAAACCTACGATAACGGGAAGCTTTTAAAAATGGATAATGTTATTAAGGAATCTTTTGGAGCTGCAGATAAATTTAATGAAGCTATGGGCGGAACTCAAAATCCGGCTAGAGCAAGCAGAGACCTAGGCTATGGCAGATCAACTGATGATAGAAAAAATGTATTTAAAGGAGCAACAGATCCTAGTGGAAATGCAAAAATTGATCGTCAAATTACAAAAGAAATTAAAAGATCAGCTGAAAGCGGGAATCTTAGAAATCAACCAATATATGCTCAATACCAACCAGGGAATGGTTCTTACCATTTAAAAGAAGGTAACCTTGAAAACTTGATAGGTATTGCTAATGCTTCTGGACAAAGAGGCGAGTCAGCTATGACTGAGCTTACTAAAATTGTTAATAGAAACAAACCTAGAGCTGAGCAAGGTGGTTTTGAATCAACATATAAACAGAAGTACGAATATCCTACAGACGTAACTTATGACGCTAGCTCCGACAAATATTCTGGGCCTACAAAAGGAAAAACATACATGAGCCCTGAGTCCACAATGAATCAAAACATTATGACTTCAAAAGCAGCTGATGCTAAAATGAACTTTTCTCAGTATAACGCTAAAAGAAAAGCTAACTTAGGTCTTAAATAAAATATTTACCTGTGTATCATAAAAGTAAGGTAGATTACGTGATTAAATAAATATAACAATTAAATCAAATATAATGGAAGTAGTAAAACAAATTTCGAAAGAACAATTAGAGAAGATTCAAGATCAACAATCTAGACTACAAAGAATGTTAGCTGATATTGGTGCTGCTGAAGCACAAAAACACGCGATGTTACACGCTTTGGTAGATGTCAATAAAGAGATTGAAGAAACAAAAGCAGAACTCGAAGCAGAGTACGGAGCTATTAGTATCGATTTGAAAGATGGATCTTATCAAGAAGTAGAGCAAAAAAGTGAGTAATGAATAGCGTTATAAGAAAGATAAGTATTGGATCTGATTATAAAAACGACGCTATGCACTACGCAATACATCAAGAAGTATACGGGGGACATAAAATCTCCCATATACTGTTTGATGAAATTGATAACTCATATAATATCTATATTAAGAAAGTTGATGAAGTAATGCCTTGGAAGAAATTTAATTCTAACATGGCTATATCAGTTGAATTTGATCTAGAATATTAATGAAAGCATTTAGTGATTTTATAGTCAAACCTATTGGAGATCGATATGATAATTCCAAGATGGTTGATGGTAAAGAACTAATCTTAAATACGCGCATCGAATCATTTAAAGCGGTTAATAACATGGCTGAAGTCGTGAATGTACCGCTTGCTTATGATACAGATATAAAAGTTGGTGATAAAGTAATAATTCACCATAATGTATTTAGGAGATTCTACGACATGAAAGGCAGACAAAAAAATAGTAGATCATATTATATGGAAGATATGTACTTTGTACAACCTGATCAGATATATATGTATGGTGATACCGGTAAATGGAAAGCATTTGCTGATAGATGTTTTGTTATGCCTATAAAAAATAATGACGATTTTAGCTTAGAAAAAGAAAGGAAGCTTATTGGAATACTAAAGTATGGAAATGACTCCTTAAACAAGCTTAAAATCAATCCTGGTGATCTAGTTGGATACACTCCTTATGGAGAATTCGAATTTATTATAGATCAACAGCGATTATATTGTATGAAATCAAATGATATTGTAATTAAGTATGACTACGAAGGAAGCGAAGTTGAGTATAATCCAAGCTGGTCGCAGAGCAGTTGAGGAATTAATTAAAGTTGCAGAAGAAGCTATCATAGGAAGTGAAGATGATCTTTCTGCTGATAGACTTAAGAATGCAGCGGCTACTAAAAAGTTAGCAATATTTGATGCATTTGAAATTCTTAATAGGGTTGATGAAGAAGAAAAAGCATTAGCAGATAAACCTACTGATGCAGAGGCGATAAAACCTTTTAGAGGGTTCGCGGAAGGGAGATCCAAATAATGTATGAACAAACCTTGTTTAAAGTACTCGATGAGTATATAAAACCAAAAGTAATAAACCATAAGAACAAACATAAGCTTTGGGCTTACGGTTACGATAAAGAGCACGATATAGTTGTTATAAGCAAAACCGGTAAGATTGGTGAGATATATGAGATACAAAATCTTAAGATAGCTTTACCACTAGCAGAAGATGTTTATAAGAGATCTGATAAACCAGAAGAACAATATTGGGAACAAGCTCCGTATCCTAAAGAATTAGAAAAGATTAAAAGTGTATTCGATTGGAATAAGCAACCTGACCATTTTAAGGAAAGGTATTATGACTATATCGATTACGAATTCAAATATAGAGATGAAGGTTTCTTTTACTATAGTAACGGTAAACCATCATACATAACTGGTACACATTATATGTACTTGCAATGGAGCAAGATAGACGTTGGAGCGCCTGATTTCAGGGAATCAAACAGATTGTTCTTTATATTTTGGGAAGCGTGTATAGCAGATAATAGATGTTACGGAATGTGTTATTTAAAGAATAGACGTTCTGGATTTTCATTTATGTCATCTGCGGAACTAGTTAACCAAGCCACAATATCAAGTGATGCGCGTTTTGGTATATTATCAAAATCAGGGGGTGATGCTAAGAAAATGTTTACAGACAAGGTTGTTCCTATATCTGTTAACTATCCTTTCTTTTTTAAACCTATCCAAGATGGTATGGACCGACCTAAAACGGAGTTGGCATATCGTATTCCTGCATCGAAATTTACAAGAAAGAAATTAGATTCAAACGAAGAGCTTATTGAGCTTGATGGTTTGGATACAACAATTGACTGGAAGAACACAGGAGATAACTCTTATGATGGTGAAAAGCTAAAGCTATTAGTACATGATGAGAGTGGTAAATGGGAAAAACCAGACAATATATTAAATAACTGGCGTGTAACAAAAACATGTTTACGTTTAGGATCCAAGATTATTGGTAAGTGTATGATGGGTTCAACATCAAATGCTTTAGATAAAGGAGGAGAAAACTTTAAGAAACTATATTATGATTCAGACGTCACGAAAAGAAACCGCAATGG